CAGATGATATAATGAGAAATTATACTATCTATCCAAATGTAAAGTACAAGCAAAATATTTTAATGGCACCATCTTTAAAGAGTATTACAGCTCTTAATGAAGGTTGTGGAGCCAATACTAATTGTTTAGGTACTACATTTGAAGTAACACAAAAAACTATAACAGTTGAAAATGTTTCTGTAAAGCAAGTTCAATGTTGGAAGGAGTTTAAAGACCAAGTTATAGTAGAGTCTTATAAGAATGGCATCAATATGCCTGACTTAACAGGGACTCAGTTAGCTCAAGTTATTATTGATAGAGTAAGAACAGGTATTCAGTCTGATATGGTACGAAATATGTGGGCAGGAATGGCATCAGGAGCAGGAATACCTGCAGTAGCAGACTGTACTTATACTTCTATGGGAGCAGGTCTTTGGGACTTACTTGCTGCAGATAATAACTTTGCAGGTGCAAATAAATTAGCTACAGTAAAAGGAACAGTATTAGGAGCAGCACAAATAACTGCAGCTTACGAAACAGTTGGAGGTACTATCAATATTGTAGATGTTGCTAAATTATTAGACAAAGCTTTTGCAGGCGCACCTGCTGAATTACAGCAAGTAGCTGCAGGAGAAAAAAGAATGTTTGTTACACCAAATATTTACAATGCTTACTACGCTTCTTTAACTTTAGTAGCTCAAACAGGAGCAGTTGATTACGGACATTCAGAAGCTCAAGCAGGAAAATCAAGATTATTCTTTAGAGGAGTAGAAGTTGTTGCTATGTATGAGTGGGACACAGCTTTAACGGTAAGAACAGGAGCAGATTTACCTGCTATCTTTACAGTACAGGATTCAGCAGCAGCAGCAGTAAACACTAAGCAAGGAGTTATCTATACAGCTACAGCTAATTTATTTATTGGTACAGATGTTACTGCACCTGAGAATGAGTTAAAAATGTTCTATGATGAGTCAGATGAAGAAATGAAAATTCGTTCTTACTTCACAATGGGCTTCCAATACGGATGGACTAATTTGATTTACGGAGTAACATTAACAGCGTAATTTAACAGTAAATAGGGTGGGAGAAATTCCACCCTAAATACTTTTATTAATTTTAAAAAATAAAATAAAATGGCAATAACAAAAGGAATTAATATAGAATGTTCTGATATGATTGGTGCAGGTGGGATCAGAAATGTTCTTATCAGAACTTGGAAAACTGATGATATAGTATTATATGGTAATACCAATATAACTCACGAAATAACAAGTATTAAGAATAGTACTAATAATGCTGAGTGGTTTAATTATGAGTTTAAGCAAGAATTACCTTCGTTAACCGTTACTGCAGCAAGAGAAAATGGCTCTACCTCTTATGAGTGTAGTTTAAACTTTATGATGCCTGAGATGGATAATCCTAAGGCAGCAGGATTACAAGCCCTTATGGACACTTGTATGATGGTAATAGCTGTTGGTAACAATGGAAAAGCTTATGTTTTAGGAGTAAGTCAGAAGTATAGTAATGAAAAGGCTATGCTTCGTAATCAAACTTATGCTAGTATGACAGGAGCTGAAGGTGCTACAGGAGCAGGAATAAATGATGATAATGGTTGGACTGTAACAATGGGATGTAAGCAATGGGAAGCTCCTAGACTTTATACAGGTACTTTAGCATTATACACTAATACAGGTTCAGGAACAGGAACATCTACTACAACATAATAATTAATAATTAAAAAATAAAATAAAATGGCAATAGCAGATGGAATGGCAATTAATTGTTCTGACTTACAAGCAGTAGGGGGAACAAGATGGATAGCAGTAAGGAAGTTTGAAGGTACAGATGTAGTTACCTTTGACAATACTTTACACACTATTATAGATATAGAGCAACCTGCAAACACAGCTGCAGTTTGGGGTGTATTTGAAACTAGAATTGAATCTTCTTCTTTAACAATATCAGGTACTAACGAGGGTAAAGAATTTTCAACTTACGAGTGTACTTTATCTTGGTTTATTCCGGGATTAACAACAGTACAATTTCAATCATTATATGATTTTGATGGAGCTTGTTTAATGGCTCTAATTGTAGATAATAATGATACAACTTCAGGAACGACACCACCTAGTTCAAATCAACTTCACAATAAGGTAATAGGGGTTTCAGGAACTTTATCAAATCAGGACAGTACAGTAGCATTACCTGAAGATACTAATCCTCAGAGAACTCAGCAATGGTGTAGACTTCAGTCAGTTGAAGGTGGTACAGGATCAGCTTTCTCTGATGAGATTGGTGTTACGGTAACTCTTGTTGCTAGGCAATTTGAAATACCTAGAGCTTATACGGGTTCTATAACTCTTGGAACTACAGGTTTAACTTTGGAAACAGATTCATAAATTATATATAAGGAGGTGTTAGTTAATAACACTTCCTTATTAATATCTTTTACATTATGTGTGATTGTAATACAGAAAAAAGTTTAATTTTGATAAATATATATACGGAAATGGCAGAATACAAAGTAAATGACAAAGCTCCTAAAGGATTAGTTCTTTCAGGAAGGGATAAGGAAAGTCTTGGTAAGGAGTTTGTAGATTTTAGAGGAGAAATGAGTCAAGCTCAGTTAGCTTACGCTTATGAAGAATTAAATATGACTGATTATATAGATAAAACTGATAAAGTAAATGAAAAAGCAACAACCAACAAATCAACAACCAAAAAAGCAGCAACAACAATTACGAAAAACTCAGAAGAAGAATAACACTTTTGAGTTCGGAGTATTTGATTTAACAGTTCCACCTAGTATTACTGAAGTAAAAGACCTTAAATCGCTTAATAACGATTGGGTTCCTTTTGGAGATGATAATCTATTTCCTCAGTATTTAGCAGAATTAAAGAGAAAGTCCTCTACACATAGAAGTGTATTGGCTCAAAAGACTGTGTTTACAAGTGGAGCTAAATTTGTTTGTGAGAACGAATCCCTAAGAGAATTTATTGAGGATGTTAATGCTGATAAAGAATCTTTAAGAGATGTATTTAAGAAATTAGCAGATGATTACTATACTTTTGGTAATGCTTATATGGAGTGCGTTATATATGATGGAGGTGTAAATCTTTACCATTTAGATGCAACTACTGTAAGAATGTCTAAGACTAAGAAAGAGGTTTATGTAAACCCTGATTGGTGTAAGTATTGGAATCAAGATAAAAAAATAAAAAGACTACCTATATACCCTAGAGTAGCACATAACAAGTTTGTAATTCACTTTAAGGATTACGAGCCTACATTTAACTTTTACGGACTTCCTGATTATGTAGCAGCACTAGAGCATATCTGTGTTGATTACGAAATTGGAAAATGGAATCACACTAAATTCTTAAACGGATTTCAGCCTTCAGCTATCGTTGAGATTAGTGGAGATATGGGAGAGGAGGAAGCTCAGAAAATGGTTCACGAAGCTCAAAAGAAGTTTGTAGGAGAAGGAAATAATGGGAAGATATTGTTTATAGTAAAGAATGGAGATACATCTCCTGCCAATGTTCAAATCATTAAAGATGATCAAGAGGGTAGTTGGATTGATTTACAACAAATTACCGACCAAAATATTATAACTGCTAATAGATGGCAGCCATCACTTTCAGGTATTGTTAGCTCAGGTAAAATGAACAACACAGGAAGTGAAATTAGAATAGCTTACGACTTAGTAATGACTACAGTAATTAGAGATACTTCTGAGTTATTATTAAATGGTATCAGAACAGTTCTTTACAATGAGTTAGGCTATGACCCTAAAGACTTAAAGATTCATTATGAGCCACCAATCTCTTATTCTAATGATGTAGACATAAAACAAGTTTTAACTATAAACGAACAAAGAAGATTGATAGATGAGGATTTACCAATGCTAGAAGATGGAGATATGTTTGTTGCAGACAGAGAGGTTATAGTGGTTGAAAAAGATGATGATGGAGATGGAGAGGTAGAAAGAAAAGAAATAACAGTAGAACAATAAGATATGGGTAACACTAAACAATATAAAACGCTAGTAAGTGCAGGAGAAGTAATTGATAAAACCTTCACTAACAAGAATACAGACCCTGTATTAGTTTCAGAGAACACTATTGTATTGTCTGAGTTAGCTCATATCAGACCTTTACTAGGAGAAAAGTTTTATGCAGAATTAAAACTTCAACATGATACAGGAACTTTAAGTGTTAATAATCAGGCGTTTATGACTTATTACCTAGAAGATACCTTGTCTTGGTTTGTTAGGTTTGAGGTTGTTAATGATATTATGAGTAATATATCATCTAGTGGAGTAGTTAATAATATAGATGAGTTCTCAAGAATAATAAGTCAAGATACGTATAATACATTCAAGCAAGACACATATAGAAAGGCAGATATATTTGCTAACGATATGATGGACTTTTTGAATGGTACTGACCAAACAGGACTATACCCTACATTTGCTAGTAATAGACCTAAGAGTATGAGTGATACATATAAGAATCATGGAATGATATTCTATGATAGTATATATGGTTATAATGGTGTTGATGGTTGTTATAGCTGTGGAAATCCTTATGTAAGGGGTAAATCAAATTGTAATTGTTAAAATAATATAATATGGCTGCAAACGAACACAAAAATTTACTAGATGTTAATAGGCATAATCCTTTAGGATATGAACGAGCTGCTAATGAAACGGTACTTTCTAAAGGAGAAGGGTCAAGTTATGCTGCTAGAGATGGACAATTACAATGGGCATCTAGGTCTACTATGGGCGTAACTAATCACAAGATGCAGGGATATACTACAGGAAATGCAAATTACAAATACGGAGAGGATATAGCAGATACTAGGTCGCCTTTTGAGATGTCTGTTAGTTACGGAAGTTCTACTGTTAGTGAAGGAAGTATTCTTCCTGCAGAGCTTTTCAGAATTGGTCAATCTTGTACGATACCTGAAGTTTCTTCAGTTACTTCTATTGATGGTTGGATTACTTCTAATTCAACAAATTCTATTGTAATTGCTATATGTAAGGTTACTCCTGTTACAGAAGTTACTACTGCAGTAGTCCCTATTGTAATTGATGAGATTACTGTAGTTGGAGGTGGTAATAATAATAACCTTATCAGGATTAATGACTCGACCATAGCTACAGCATCATTAGCAGAGGGAGATATTATATTTCCAATGATAAAGGAGTCTAGTGGAGAAGCAGGTTCAACAATATTTATGAACCTATCTATTCAGACTACAACATTCTAATGACCACAAAGGAAGAAATAATGTCAATGAAAAAAGATATAGGCTCTATTAATAGTAAAATGAACAGTATAGATTCAAAGCTAGATATGCTAACTGAGAAACTGTTAAATCCTGATACAGGGGTTACAGCTAGGGTTAATAGAAATACAGCAATGAGAAAGGTTTTGGTAAAGGCTATGTGGGTTATATATAGTATAACTTTAGGTGCTTTAATAAAGCTATTCACATCATAATGGCAAAAGACAGAAGCTATTACGATATTCAAAGAAATCAATCTCCACCTAGAACAGTAAAATATTTTAATTTATCTGAGTTTGATAGTCCTGATGATATTGGTTCAGGGGATAATATGGATATTAATTTTGTTAGAAAATTAGATGAAGCTAGAGAAATAGCAGGTATTCCATTTAAAGTAAATTCCGGATATAGAACTCCCTTTCATAATAGTATGGTTGGTGGGGTTAAAAGTTCATCTCACATGAATATACCTTGTTGTGCTGTGGATATTAAAGCAGATGACAGTAAAACTAGATTCCTTATAATGTCAGCAGCTATAAAAGTTGGCATAAATCGCATTGGAATAGGAAAGAATTTCCTACATTTGGACACAGATAAAACGAAAAGTCAAGATGTTACTTGGCATTATTATTAATTTAAAAAAAAAAGATGAAAAAGTTTTTAGAAAAATACCTTATCGGTAAAATGATTAAATCCAAAAAGTTTTGGTATATGATTAGTTCTGTAGTAGTACCTGCTTTAGTAACATACTTAGGAGTAGATACTGAAACTGCTACTCAATTATTTCAAGCATTGCTTGTTTTAATATTAGGTCAAGGAATTGCAGATATTAAGAAATAAATCATTACATTTGCATTACCTTTATGAGTGTTTTCATTGTGGTAATAGTTAGTAGTTAAGAGTGAGGGGTTAATAACTTCTCACTTTTTTTTTGTATCTATAGTAATTTTTATTAAATTTGAATATGAGAAAATTAGGAAAAAGACTAAGATTATCATCTGATGAGGTTGAATTAATCAATGAATCAAGAGGAGAAAATTTACAAAATATTAATGGTAATACTGCTTTAGACCTACACTTACAGGACAGAGGTATAGATAAAAAAAATGTAGTAAGCGTTAAACATTGGCAGAATATGGGAGGGGATTTACGCTTTTCTATAGTAACTAAAGAGCAATCTGCTATTGAACAAACAGATTTATTAGAAGATGTTAAAGCTCTTATAGATAATCACGCACCTACTTACCCTAAAATCAAAAGAGTAAAGGGGGATAATTTATTGATCATAAATCCTGCTGATATTCATATTGGAAAACTAGCAGTTGCTTCAGAAACAGGAGAAGATTATAATACAGAGATAGCCTGTGCTAGAGTATTAGAAGGCATTGAAGGTCTTATAAGCAAATCTCAAGGATTTAATGTTGATAGGGTATTATTCTGTATTGGTAATGACATACTACATACAGATGGCGTTCTTTCTACAACTACTAGAGGTACATATCAGGACACAGATAAGAAATGGTGGCAACATTATGAGATAGCATTAGAGCTTTATGTTAAATGTGTTGAGATTCTTAGACAAGTTGCACCTGTAGATGTTGTTCATTCAATGTCTAATCACGACTTCCAAAGTGGATTCCATTTAGCTCACGCATTACAATCTTGGTTTAGAAAAGCTGATGATGTTTCTTTTGACATATCAGTTGCTAATCGTAAGTATTACAAGTATGGCTCTAATCTTATAGGTTTAGAACATGGAGATGGTGCTAAGATGGATTTACTTCCTATGTTAATGGCTAATGAGAAGCCAAAAGAATGGTCAGAAACAAGTCATAGATATTGGTATCTACATCACATACATCATAAAGTTAAGTATAAGTGGTTAGATGGAAAAGACTTTATAGGTTGTACTGTTGAGTATATGCGTAGTCCTTCTGCTGCTGATAGTTGGCACGCAGGTAAAGGATTCATTTCATCTCCTGCAGTTGAAGGATTTATTCATTCAAAAAGCTCAGGTCAGATAGCAAGACTAGTTCACTACTTTTAAAAGAATTAAACCCTTTACAAGCCCTTTATAAACCCTTAACTAATGGTGTTCTATACCATTAAAGATAAAGCTAAAGCTAAAGTTAAAGCTAAGGTTAAAGATAAAGACTAGGTTAAATATCAACTTTTCTAATATTATTTTAAAGAAACATTGTAAATAGTTTGGTAGGTTAATAAATTAATTGTTTATTTGCACAGAAATTAACTATTAACTAAAACACAATTTAAAATGGGAAAGATGAAAGAACAGTACATCCAAATGCAAGAAGAAATGCAATATAACTTAGAACCAAAAGAGAGTATTAACCAAATCAATAATAAAGTGAAAAAAGTAAATGTAGAAGAAGCAACTATGGTAAAAGAAACCAAACAAGAAACATTAAAAAGATTATTCCTAGAGAATGGCTTAATTAAGGATGATGTTTATAAAGACCCTAGAGGTTTTGCGACTATCAAAAGAGAAGGAATTGATAAGATTGTTGCTAAACAAAACATTCAAGTAGCATACGAGCCTATAAAAATGATAAGAGAGATTGACCCTGAAACCAAAAAAATAACAGTTTGGGTAGTTGTAAAGGTTATTGCTAGTATGAGAACAGGAACAGGAGAGCATGATGTTAGAAATGTAATGACTTTTGGAGAAGCAAGTGATGACAACTTAATTGGAGGTGGTAAGAAATTTCCTGTTGCTATGGCAGAAAAAAGAGGTATGAGTAGAGCTGTTCTAAAAATTTGTGGACTGTATGCACAAGGAGTGAAGGGTCAAGATGAAATGGATAACTAATGAGTGATTGGATGGATGAGGTTCTTGATGGAAAACCATTGGAAGCAGAGATGTGGAAGATAGGATATATTGAGAACCTCGTACACCGAACATCTATTTCTACATCAGAACAGAACGAGATACTTAATTCTTTAATAGATATGACAGACTTAGAAGCAGATAAAATTATTAAGTATATAAAAGAAAATGAAGTTCACTCCGACCCAAAACATCAGTATGAAGCAATGAGAAAAAATGGAATGTTTAACGAAAAACAATATTAAAATGAATAATGATTACGATAAAGTAAGAACTTCAAGAAACGAACTTGAAGCAATCCTCAGAATAAGAGGTATATCAAAACAAAGATTTGGAAGAATATTAAATATTAAAGGCTCAACCATTGAAAAATATTTAGATAACCCATATCACTTAAGGTACTACCAAATGCAAAGACTTGCACAATTTTTAAATGTAGATGTAAAAGATATTATTGACATAATAGAAGTTGATTTAAAAGGAGAGGTTATTGTGGTAGAAGGAGAGGAAGGCTATAAAGGTGTAGATCAAATGATTAAAGAGAGAAAAGATGAAGCGTAATTATTCATTTGAACTTACTAAAGAAAGAGATGATAAAATCAAATCTGAGATATGCAGAAGGTATGATGTAAGTTGGATTAGTATAGAGTCTAAGAGTAGAGTAAGACTTGTAGTAGATGCTAGGAGAATGTATTGTGGAATATTAAGAAATACATTTGGAATTACATATACTCTAATAGCAAAGATACTTAACAAGAATCATGCTACAATACTTCATAATGTAAATCAACACAACAACTTTATAAAAATATTAAAATCTTATAGGTTAAACTTTGAAGAAATTGAAGCTATGCTTATAGAGGATGATAATTACTATATACACGAGATAGTAAACATAGAGAGAAAGATTGATGAGTTGTATAAAAAGCTTGATGATTTGTTGGAAAAGAAAGAGCAGTATAAGAGTAAATTAATTAATAAATAAAAAGTAAAAAAATGGCAGAAAAAAATTATGTAGTAAGTAGTATTAAGAAAGTAACTACGCAGTATGGAGATTTATTTAATGCAAACTTTAAGATGGATGAGTTGCAGAAAATCGCTAAAAGAGGTTGGGTAAACATTACAATAGCAGAAAGGAGAGAGCCTTCAGAAAAAGGAGCAACACATTATGCTTATGAGAATACTTACGAACCACCAAAGGAAACAACTTCAGATAAAGTTAAACAAGAAGATGACTTACCTTTTTAAATAATATAGGGGGAATTAACTACTCCCCCTTATATTCTAACTATTAACTAATTAAAGAAAACACAATGGCAAAAAGAATGACAGACTCAGACAAATGGAAGAAAGGTTTCATAAGAGGACTAGTTCCTAAGTATAAACTGTTTTGGCTATACATATTAGATGATTGTACCCATGCAGGAATATGGGAAACTGATTTTGAGGTAGCATCAATAAGAATAGGAAGTAAGATAACTGAAGCTGAAGCTGTTACTGTAATGGCTAGTCAGATAAAGATATTTGATGGAGGAAACAAATGGTTTATTCCAAGCTTTATTGACTTTCAATATGTAAATCTAAATGAAAATTCAAGAGTTCATCAGTCAGTTATAAAAGCATTAGACAAGTATGATGTATATAACATTGAAGGTATTAGCCCTGTTGATGTAGCAGGACTTCCTAACGAGATAAAGAAGCCTATTATAAAGCGATTTAAGGAACCTACAGTAGAAGAAGTACATGAATACTGCAATGAGAGAAAAAACAAGGTCTGTGCTGATACTTTTGTAGACTTCTATGCGAGTAAAGGTTGGATGATAGGTAAAGGAAAGATGAAGGATTGGAGAGCTTGTGTTAGGACTTGGGAGAAAAATACAATTAAAGACAAGTCAGGCAGAAAACAATTAGCTAATAAAGATTATAATAAATTTTAAAATGGACTATAAAAAAATAGACAATATTGAAATAGATGGAATAGATACTAAAGACTATCCTGACTTCTGTGATGCATACATATCAAGTGCCGACTATGATGGTGTTCCAATGACTGCTAAGCAGTTAGATCAACTTAATGAAGATGGAGATTATGTTTATGGACATATAATGGATTACTTACAATAATGAAGTTTGAAAACAAAGAAAATAAGTTAAGGGAACAAGAAACCCTTAAAATATTTAGTAATCATTTTGGATTGACATTTGCTAAACATCCTGAGTATGCTCATATAGATGCAGCACTTTATAATAACGGAAGTCTTATAGGATTTGCAGAAGTAAAAGGAGTTCATAAAAGCATAGAGGATTCTAATGATGTTATAGTTTCAATGAGGAAGATAGTAAGAGGTCAAATGCTACAAGTACAGAGTAATTTACCTGTAGCTATTTTATGGGCATTTGATGATGCTATTGTCTATGAGAGAATAAACAACTTAAAAGGAATCTTTTATTATGGTGGTAGAAAAGTAAGAGAAGGAAGTACATTTGATCAAGAACAACTTGTTAAAGTATTAATCAAAAATCTAATTAGAATTAAATCATGAGAACACTAGAGGAAACATTAAAGAACGCAACTCACATTCACATTAGGGATTACAAAAGATATTCCTTTGGTAGCAAGGAGGAATGTAAAGCATTATTCATTGAAGCGTTTATGTTAGTGGATAAAACAATTAAAGAATACGAGCATCTACCTGAGTATGATAATGTTATAGATTGGTTGTCAGATACAGATGGTAAGGGATTGTTCTTGATAGGAAACTGTGGTAGAGGTAAGTCTATAATACTTACAGGAGTTATACCATTGATATTCAATGCTAGGATAGGTAAGATACTAAAGCCTATTCCTGCTAGGAAGTTACATACAGTTACAGAATACAAAACTCCGTTCATTGTAATTGATGATATTGGCACAGAAGAAATTGTAAATAACTATGGGACTAAGATAGATGCAGTAGAAAATGCAATATTTGAGGCTGAAGATGATTTAAAATTACTATTATTGACATCTAATTTGGATGCGAGTTCTATTAAGGAGAGGTACGGAGATAGAATATATGATAGAATAAGAAGATTGTGCAAGGTAGTTTTTATGAAGGGAGATAGTTTAAGAAAATAAAAAACAATAATAATATGAAATGTCCAAAATGCGAACAAGAACTAATATGGGGTGGAGATAATGACTATGAAGATTATGGAAGGGAAGGAGATGGTATAGTTTCTAACAGCACCTGCTTTAATGAAGAATGTGATGTTGAATCAGTAATAATATATACAGAACACTCAGGAAATAACTAATAATAAATATAGGGTAAGACCTAAAAGCTTTTAATTTTTCAGACCTGAGTAGTAGAGGGGGGGTGTGGTTACCTCCCCAATACAATTAACTAAAATAGTAATAATGAATATAATAGTAATATGGCCGAACTAGAAAGAACATACAAAACAATTAAGTGGATATTGAAAGACAATATCAAAAAGAATGTAAGGTCTTTATGGACTTGGAAAGATGATAACTTTACAATGATATATGAGAATTATTCAGGCGAGGATAGAATATATACCTCAAGCCAATTACTAAAAATCTTAACAAAATGATATTATTAATAGGATGTGTTATAGTTTTTATAATTTCTATGCTTATATTTATGAGTATTATTGAGGGAATAATAAGGAGCAAAAGAAATGAAAAGATTATATGGAGGATGGATCAAATGGATAAAAGGGATAGAGTTGTTACACGAACAGGAGGACTAGAAAATGATAGATTAAATGAAAGACAATAAAATTGAAGATTGGAAAGATGTAGTAGTTAGTGATAAGGATAACAAGTGGGGGGTTAATCCTAAGATGAAACTAACTAAAGAGGAGTTAGGATTATGGGACAAAAGAGTTCCAAGTTACTATAAAGGAAAGAACGGGTATGAAGCTAGAAAGGTTTGTGATAACTTTGACTTACCTTACCACCTTGCCACAGCCACTACCTACATCTTGAGAGCTTATCATAAGCACGACACACCTATTGACTGCCTTACCAAAGCTATAGCTCACTTAGAGTTCGAGTTAGAGAAAATTAAAGAATAGCTATATGGAAGAAAATATAATTGAAAGATTAAAGCTAACTGAACAAGAGGTGCTAACTGTTGTTAGTGAGTGGTATCAGAACGGAATGTATAAGGATATATTGCAGGATGAAAATGGCAATGAGCTTTGCGAAATAACTCAAGACAGATTAAAAGAAATTAATGTCTAGCCCTATCTATAGGGTTATGATAGAGTATGGTTATCGCAAGAAAGGTTCGGCAATGCACTATAAGTTCAAAAGAATTGATACATTTGTCTTAACTGATAACATTGAGATGATTAAGAAGGATGCTAATATTAATGCAAGAATCATAAGGCAGTTAAAATCAGGGAATAAAGAAATGGACATCATGTTCAAGAGCATCTATGTTGAAGGTCAATATGGAAATACTAATTATTAAATAAACAATATATGGAAATCATACTGTTTGTAGTTGTACTGTTCTATTGCATCTACCTCAACCTAAGACTAAGAGAAGCTCAGGAAGAAATCATTGAACTCGGATTAGATAATGCAGAGTTAGAAATCAAAGTCTACAATAAGATGATGGAGATTCGTAGAGAAATCAAGCAATCAATTAAAAAAACTAAAGTTGAGAAATCAAGAAGAAGAAGTACAAAAAAGCGTAATCACTTACCTAAAGCTTAAGTACCCTAAAGTAATGTACTGTGCTTCTTTAGGAGGTATCAGGACATCATTTAAACAAGCTGTGAAGGCTAAGGCTACAGGTTATGTAAAAGGCTTCCCTGACCTACAAATCTGTTTCCCTATGGAGAGGGGGGTAGAGGGGGATAAGGGGGATGGGGGGGGTACCCTTAAAGGAGAAATGTATCATGGATTGTTTCTTGAAATAAAAAAGGATAAGAAGTCCTACCCAACCAAAGAACAAAAAGAATGGATAGCATACTTAAACGAACAAGGGTATTGTGCTAGGGTTACTAAAGGATTAGATCAATCATTAGAGGTTATAGATGCCTACTTTAATAAAACGATATGAGTGTAAATATATACGACAGGAAGGACAGGAGAGGTGGAGGTTATGCAAAGCGTAAGTTTACCTATGAAGAAGCAGAGAAGGTTAGAGCTGACTACAAGACAGGAGAGTTTACTCAGCATCAGTTAGCATCAACCTATAGAGTTAGTCAATCTATAATCAATAAGATATTAAGGTTCAAGACCTATGTAAAGATTTAGTTGTTAGTTTTGTTTTAGTTTGAAGAAGTCAAGGAATTAATTTTTCTTGGCTTTTTTTTATTTTTTTATTTTTTATTTTTTATTTTAAAAATATTTTTATTTTTTAATTTCTCCCTGAAACTGCCAAATCTGCTGAAACTGCTGAGTCTGCTGAAACTGCCATGAAACTGCTAGGTATATAGGTGGTGTAAATGAGAAATTTTTTGCAAATCAGTTTTACAAATCAATAATTTTTTTTTATAAAAGTGAAATTTTTTTTTTCAACTTTTGGAGGTGCAAAAATTTTTGTTGATAACCTGATGTATTAAGATTTTTTTAAGTGGAATATTTTTATATAAGATTTTTTTTCGTTCAGTTTCTCGACATTAGAAAATAAATTTTATTTTAAATTTTACTTCATTATTTAGAATCATTCTAAATTAAAAAATAATTACTTTTTTACTTGTTTATATTAAAAAAATTGTTATCACGTGCATGCGTTCTATTACTTAAAAAAAGAACCAACCAACCAACCAACCAACCAACCAACCACAAAAAGCACAAAACCACAACCAACCAAATAAAAAGAGGCAAGAAAAGAGATTAAAAAAAAGCTATTTTTAAAAAAAATTAAAAAAAGTGTTTTCTACTCTAGTAAACAAGAACAAACATTTGTATTAATTTAATATCTTATTGTAAATTATTTGTATATATTGCACCATATTAATTAAAAAACTAACAAAAATGGATTTATTTACACAAAACGCTGAAAACCAAGAAGTTACAGAGATCAACTCAAGTAATACTTCAACAACTACTACTGATAATCAAGTAGTTACGGCAAAAATTATTAAAAGTTTATTGGTAAACGATAGCGATAAGCTAGACATTAAACTAACAAACTTAAAATATAACTACTTAGAAGATAGGATATATACTATTTGCCTAATGAAACATAACGATAAAAAATACTATACATTAAGAGAAAAAACAGATTTCTACTCTAGCGGATTAAGTATAAATAAATTCGGTTCTAAGTATATAACTTTAGTTGATTACAACTTACTAGGGACTAAAACAACAGAGAAAATATCTTATTCGGATATAACAATAATAAAATAATAAAATAATAAAATAATAAATAAAACAAAATGAATAATAACGAAATAAAAGACAGTTTAACAAAACAGGTTAGTAGTCCCGTTACCTTTGAAGTAACAGAGACAAACACAGTGATTAAAATGTATAGTGGCACTGATTTACCATTGTATTTTAAATGGACGTTAGGAAATAGTGCGTGGTTCTATAGGGTAAGGAATAAAGGAGGTAAGATAGTTACTGACTTACTGAAAAATCAATGGGAGGGACTGTATGAGTTACACTACAGTACAGTAGATTCAGCTTTTAATAAGTCAAATAATCCTATAGAATTAAAAGAATGGGAAAACGAAATGAAAAAATTTATTAATCAAATAAAATAAAAAAAATCATATTATGAACATTAAAGAATATACAGAAGGCACAAGAGCCACACATGGCAATGATCCGACAGAGTTTAACGAAAGAGAGGTTGAACGCTGTAAAAGATGCGATAACGACATTTTAACACCTGAAGAGATAGAAGAAAAAATGTGTCTTGAATGTATGGAAGAAATAGAAATAATTGACGAGAATAGCAACAGTAGGAATTTAGCAAACGAAAGATAAATAATTAGCTTAAAAATATAAAAAAATGAACCCATTCAAACAAACTTTAATTGAAAAACTCGCTTTATTATTATTTCTAAATAGTAATAATGAAAAAGAGTTGAAAAAATCACAAAAAATAATTTTTTCCTCTCTAAACTATACAAAATTACAAATTATTGAACTGATAGAAATTGAAGAAAAAAACACAAATAAAAATTATTAATTTAAAACACTTTTACAATGAATTTACTAACTCAGAATAGCAAGATGAAGAAAACATCTTTAAAAAATAATACTAAGATCTATAATTTTAGTATACCGGCATACAAAACCAAGAGCGGCAAAGTAACATGCCCATTTGCAGCCGCTTGTGTAAAGTATTGTTACGCACAGAAGGGAAACTATACAAGGTACCCAATCGTTCAGGAGGTACAAGAAAAGAAATACGAAATAAGCAAACAAACAAATTTTAATAGTTTGATGAATGCAGAGATTAAAAAAAAGAAAGCTAATTATATTCGCATTCATGATAGTGGCGACTTCTATAGTGTAAAGTATTTGCAAAAATGGGTACAGATTGCAGAGCATAACAAAGAAGTAATATTTTACGCATATACAAAGAGCATTAAATTTTTTACAGATGGTTTATTACTTCCCTCTAACATGAAAATTATATTTAGTGAAGGATCAAAAACGGATCATTTAATTAATGCGAGAGAGCATAGGCACGCACGAATTTTTAAAGACCTCACAACCTTAACGGCTGCAGGTTATATAGATGCATCAGAAAACGATTTGCAAGCTATTACAAGCAATAAAAAAGTAGGTTTAATATTTCACTAAAACAAAATAAATAATTAATTTAAACTTTAAACAATGAATAAAAAACAATTAAAAAAAGAGGTTGCACTTCATTATGATGATGGTATTTCAATGAATGATCACGAAACAGCAATAGAAAATATAGTATTGACTATTGAAGAAAATTATATTTGCAATGAAGATACAATAAGGTTTGCGAATTGGTACGCTTACGAATTAAAAAGATTTGTATTTATAGGTTTTTCAGGTCAAACAAGCAGAGAAACAGAGCCAACATTAAGAGAATGGAAGGAAAAAATAAAAGACTTATAAGTATACTATGAAAACTAAATTACAAGGATTATACAAGGAATTAAAAAAGATTAAGGCAAGGAATATAGATATATTTCTACATTACAATGAAACCCATAAAAAAAGGGACTTAGAAGATTGTCTTGCTTCAATAGAGAGAGAAGAAAATTCGGTAAGTTATTTTTATGATGATTATGATGATGACAACGGATATCATCAGTCAATTAATTTAATAGATTAAATAAATAATAAAACAATGAAAACAAAAACTAATAAATAAACTTAATAAAATGAAAAATAAAACATATTATGCTGAGCAATGGTTCAAACTTCAAGAGATACCGACAACCTACAAAGAAAAAGAAAACACTATTTTTGTGATAGTTGGCGCCAATTTTGAAGTTGAGTTATCAGAAGAAGAAATAAATTACAGAGCTGAATTATTTCTAGAGTCAGAAATTCAAGGATTAAACACTGAAAAGATAACTAATTTTGAGTTTGATGAAGAGGGCAACAACTGTATTGCATGAATCAATTTGACAAGATCCCATTTAGCAACAATATAATTGCTCTGATCTTCCTACTATTTTTGTTCAGCTGTTAGCTTAAAGCAATAACAAACTACAAAAGCTTACTTTTAATTAAGTGAGCTTTTTTTATACCTTAATTATTTTTAATTGTTGCAATATATTTTTAAGATTGTTAGTTATAAAGCAATTTTTTTTCTTCTTTTACAAGCAAATTCT